GCTGGGCTTTGTGGACGGCATCATGAGCCGGGATGACCGGGTGCGTGACGAGGATCCTGACGAGGACGACGACACCCAGGTGGTCGAGCCTGACGAGGGCGAGCAGGAAGAGGAAGAAGAGGAAGAGGAGAACCGCCTGAGCGCCCTGCTGACCCACGTGCCCGCGGTGGCCTGGAGCTCCAGGCGGCAGATCGTTGCCCTGCGCCAGCGCCTGCGCGACGAGGAGCACTTCGCCAGCGCCAACCATGAAAGCCTGCGCGAGCTGCTGGGGAACCCGCCCGAGGACAAGCGCAACGAAGAGCGAGAGCGAGCGGAGGCTGCCGCGGCTGCCGAACTGGCGCGGCGACGTCTCCAGCTGCTGACAATCTGACAACCATAGAGGAGGATACAAAAATGCCCAGGAATATCACGAATATCCGCGAGGATCTGCGCAATGCGCAGAACGAACTGGACGCCCAGCGCGCCCGCAACCGCGCCCTGGTGGAGAACACCGGCGCCACCGCCCAGGAGATCGACGCGGCCATGGCCGAGACCCAGCGCCTGAGCGGCCGCGTGAACCTGATCCAGGACGAGCTGACCGCGGAGGAGCGCCGCCAGGTGGGCGGCCTGCCCGGCAATGTGGAGAACACCGCCGACCACCGCAGCGAGATCCTGCGCTCCAATGAGTACGCCAGGGCCTTCGCCTATGCCATCTCCAACGGCATCACCCGCAAGCGTGGCCGCGGCAATGAGAAGGTCCGCATCCTGTACGATGCCCTGACCGAGGGCGGCGGCACGCCCGTGGGCAGTGACGGCGGTTTCCTGGTGCCGGAGGACGTGCAGCAGCAGATCATCGAGCAGGTCCGCACGCTGAACCCGCTGGCCCAGTATTTCAGCCAGGAGAACGTCACCGCGCCCACCGGCTGGCGCGTGACCGACACCGCGCCCACCCAGGGCCTGCTGGACGTGGACGAGATGGGCAACATCCAGACCGGCGAGCAGCCGCGGTTTGCGAAGGTGCCCTACAGCACCTCCAAGAAGGCGCTGTACCTGCCCGTGTCCAGCGAGCTGATGACCGATAACGTGGCCAACCTGTTCGCATACCTGTCCCGCTGGTTCGCCAAGAAGCTGGTGATCACCGAGAACGCGCTGCTGATCGCTGCGCTGCGGACCCTGACGGCCACTTCCATTGGCACCGATCCCCTGAAGGGCATCAAGAAGGCCCTGAACGTGGAGCTGGATCCCGCCATCAGCGCTATCTCCACCATGATCACCAACCAGTCCGGCTTCAACGTGCTGGACAACCTGCTGGACGACAACAAGCGCCCGCTGCTGCAGCCTGATCCCACCAACGCCACTGCCCAGCGTATCAAGAACCGCAATGTGGCCGTGGTCAGCGACGCCACTCTGGCGAACGTTACCACCGGCGAGGGTCAGAGCGCGACCACCGCGGCGGACCTGTTCATCGGCGACGGCAAGCAGTTCGCTACCCTGTTCCGCGTGGGCAACTTCGAGCTGTCCAGCACCGACATCGGCGGCGACGCCTGGCGCACCGACTCCACCGAGCTGCGCGGCATCGCGCGCCTGGGCGTGACCAAGTTCGACGAGGCGGCCATGATCCGCAAGAGCCTGCCCGTCGGCGAGTAATAAAAGCGTCAGCGCTGACGCTTTTGGGGTGCCAGCGCTGACCCCACTGGAGGGATCAACATGGCCATAGAGAGATCTGACAGCCAGCAGACCACCTGCAACGCCACGGCGATTATCGACGGCGAGAGGCGGCAGGTGGCCAGCGCCATCTGCGCCATCCGGCCCGGTCGGAGCCTGACCTTCTCCATCGACCTGAACCCTGGCATCGAAGGGCTGCCGGATGACGACGCCGGGGCCGTCGCAAAGATGTTTCAGGAGTACATGGACAGCGAGCTTGAAAAGGCCCGCGGTCTGGGTATACCGATTTAGGGGAGATCGACAACATGATAGAACTGGATTATATTGGCCGAATTGCCGGTGCGGATCCGGAAGAAGACAGGGAGCTGCTGGAGGGCGTGCGGGATGCCGCGGTGGCATGGTATGAAAACGCTGGTGTGCCTGCCACTACTGAGGGGCCGCTGTATCGCTTCTGGGTGGCCAACCTGGCGGCCTGGATGTATGATAACCGCGGCAATGCTGAGGCGCAGGCGGCTATTCCCTCGTACATCCTGTCCAGCGTCCATCAGCTGCGCCCCTACGATGAGGTGACGTAAATGGGCAACATCAAGGCCGGTGATTTGCGGTGCACCGTGACGCTGCAGCGGCCCGAGCGCCTGATCAATGGCAAGGGCCGACCGATTACGCGCTGGGAGGATGTGGCCACGGTGCGCGCGGGCCGGACAGAGGTGTCCGGGCGCGAGTTCTGGGTGGCGCAAGCCTACCACGCGGAGGATGTGGTCACCTACACCCTGCGCTGGCGGGAAGATGTGCGTGCCGACTGGCGGCTCATCCATCGCGGCACCGCCTACAACATCCTGGAGGTCAATCACCTGGGCGACATGCGAGATTTTATGCGATTGAAGTGCCGGGTGGTGACCGGGGAGGCGAACCGATAATGGGGACTTTTAACACCACCGGCATCGCCTCGGAACTGGAAAAGTTCGACATGAAGCGCAAGGGCGCAGACAAGGCCATTGAGGCAGCGGTGGAGGCAGGCGGGAAGATGCTGGCCAAGCGGCTGCAGAACGCCGCGCCGGAGCGCACCGGAGGGCTCAAGCGGAGCATCAAAGCCGGGAAGGTCGAATACAACGCTGCCGACGGCTTCCACTGTGATGTCGGTCCTGTGGGCAAGAACGAGCGCGGCGAGCCCTACGCCAAGATCGGGAACATCCTCGAATACGGCAGGAGTGCCCAGGCGCGGGATCCTGGCCGGGACATCAACGAGATGCGGGCCAAGGCCTGGTTCAACCCAGCGGTGGCGAGCGCCGAGAACGAAGTGAAGAACGCCATGAAGCAGGCGTTTGACGAGGCACAAAACCATGACTGATTTGATGACGCGCGATCCCGTCGAGGAGCATTTCCTGTATGCGATGCGTGATCTGCCGATACCTGTGAGCCAGCCGCCCGGCGACGCCACCGCCCGGACGTGGGTGACCTTCAACGAGGTCAGCGCCGACAGCCGCACGGCGTCCAATGAGATACAGCGGCTTCGGCACCTGGTGCAGGTGCATGGCTGGAGCCACGAGCAGAACGGAGAGCACCGCACGGCCTTCTTCATGGCGCTGGAGGCGCTGAAAGCCGCGGGGGTGCGGGTGTTCGGCTGGGGGCCGGACGATTACGAACAGGACACCGGGATCCACCACATCGCTTGTACCTGCGAGTGGTGGCAGAAATAAGAGGAGGACGAGCAAATGCCTGATAACGAGAACAACACCGCCCTGCAGGGCGCGAATGCCTACTCTGAGGGCTACTTTTACGGCATTCTGGACATCTACTATGCCCTGATGAACGGCGAAGACAGCCCCAAGACGAAGCCCACCTACGGCGAGTATAAGGTGATGGGCAAGACCATCGAGGCCACCATCACGCCCAACTACAAGGAAGGCAAGGTCTACGCCAGCAACGTGGCCACCCGCAACGAGCGGCGCGTGGACACCTACACGGTGAGCCTCAACCTGGACAAGATTCCCTACGCGGTGCGGGAGGAGATCCTGGGCCGCTTCAAGGATGCGAATGGCGTCCAGATCATCAAGGGCAATCAGGTGGCGCCCTATGTGGCCATCGCCTTCGCGCTGACCCTGGACGACGACAGCCTGGAGCTGTGGACCCTGTACAAGGGCAAGTTCAGCGAGATCGCCCAGACCGGCCACACCGATGCCGACAACATGACCTACCAGCACCCGACCATCGAGGCCACGTTTGTGCGCCGCGAGTATGACAACGCGCTGGCGGCCATCGCGGCTACTGCGGAAAGCTCCGTCAGCGACAGCGTGCGCACCGGCTGGTTCGAGCAGGTCTACGAGCCTGTGAACGAAACCGAGACCGACAGCGGCAACGACAGCGGTAACGCCGGCGGCAACGGCTGAGAGGGCAGACCATGAAGAGCGAGGAAGTAAGGGGCCGGGACATTTCCCGGCCCATGGATCACATTGAGCTGGACGGGGTGGAATATCCCATCGCCTTTGACATGGCCTCCATGCGCGTGGCGGAGGACGTCTACGAGCTGCAGTATGGCCGAAATCTGAACTTTGCCGACATCGTGCGGCATCTGATGGCGGGCAAGATCGGTGCCATCATGGCCATCCTCTACGGCGCGCTGCTCTCCGGCGCGAAGAACAGCGGCGGCGAGCCCATGACCTGGGCGGCCTTCGCGGACAGCTTCCGCCTGACCAGCATCCCGTACATCCGGGATAAGCTGATGAAGAACGTCACGGAGGCGCTGCCGAAGGCGGAGGGCAGCGAAACAAACCCTCAGTAAGCCGGGAGGATGACCACGGCTTCCCCTGGCTACAGCTCTACAGCGGCGCGCTGCGGTGCGGCCTGGATGCGGAGACCTTTTGGGCCTCCAGTCCCCGGGCGATCCACCTGCTGATCAAGCAGGCGCAGAAGTTCAGCCGACCCGCCCAAGGGACGGGACGGCGTGGCGCGCGGAAGGAACCGCCGAAAAAAGTGCGGCTTAATCGGCTGCCGCATCCATGACAATACAACGAGGAGGGCTGTCACTTTCAGGGTGACAGCCCCTTTTGCTTTGGAGGCGATGATGTGCTTTACAAGGAAACCGGCTTCACGCTGGGCGGGTTGCACAGCCGCGACGACATGGGCCTGATCTACGTGGAGAAGGAAGGGCACATCGTCATCCCGGAGATCAAGCGCAACACCTATTCAATCGCCGGGGTGAGCGGTCAGGTGCTGTTCCCCGGCGAGACCTGGCAGCCCTTCAATCTGGAGGGGACGCTGTATCCGGCCAGGGAGCCGAAGACCCAGGCGGAGGCCCAGAGGCTGATCCGCCGCGTAACCGCCTGGCTGACGGCGGGGCGCAACCCGCTGATCTTTGACTATGAGCCGGAGGTCTTCTACCTGGTGGAACTGTCCGCAGCTACAAAATGGAGCCTGCGGAACTGGTTCGGGGGCGAAATACAGATCAGATGGACGGCTCAGCCCTACGCCTACGCGGTGACGCCGGACACCGCCAGCGCGGAGATCACCGGCACCAGCTGCCAGCTGCAGCTGAGGGTGCGCACGCGCCACCCGGCGCCGCTGATCCTGACGATCGAGAATACCGGCGGCGCGCCGATTACCCGCGTGGATGTGGGCAGCGGCGTATCCCTGAGAGAACTCTACATGATGCCGGATCAGGTGATGACCATCACCATGGAACCGCCCATCGGCGCTGTGATCGACGGAGAGAGCGCCCTGTCCAAGGCCGTTGCCTTTGATCCTGTGCTGCTGGATGCCGGAGATCACACGGTAAGTGTGCATCTCACATATGACAGCGACGCGCCGGGCGCGCCGGCGGGGGCGAAGATCAGCGCCAGCGTGCGGGGAAGGTGGTAAGGGATGGAGTATTTGAGCGTCTACGACCAGAACATGCAGCTGCTGGCGATGCCGACCAGTGCCGACAAGATCAGTTACCAGCTGCAGCACAACGACCTGTGGACGGCGAGCTTCGCGCTGCCAACCGCGGACCCGGATAACCAATACTGCATGGCCCACAACCTGGTGAAGCTGCCGGACGATGGCGGGCGCAGGCTGGGGCTGTACCGCATCATCGGCATACCGGACAGCGACGAGACGGGGCTGCAGGGTCTGACCACCTACAACCTGGAGCATGTGATGGCCACGCTGCTGGATGACGTGTTGTTCGGCTATCACGAGGTGGGCGGCACC